ATATTCATGAATACCCGCCTGCACTAATTTATCGAGTACCTACTTTAGGAGTGGTAAAATAATAGAAAGCTACCTTAATCCCGATGAAAAAGATTATTTTAAGTTTATTGTTTTTGGGAGTGTTGCCTACCGTGGCACTGTCCCTCGATAATCAGACTCAAGAGATACTTGAGAAAAGAACTTGTCAGTATCTTAAGTCTGGACTGACACTAGGGGAAACCACATCGGCGATCAGTTCTGCCGTTTTTCCGTACGCAACAGCAAGAGTAGGGACGGGGACAGGATCAGGATCAGAAATACTGTATATTTTGCGCGATGAAATTGTGAGAGGTCAAACAGAAGCAATCCTTGAAAACGCTAAAAAAAGATGTCCAGAGTTTTTTCCTCGTAACTAAGAGGCGATACCGTGGGAAGTTAGATTGTTTATCAGTAATTTTACGCGCATAAACAGATTCAGCTATGAGCCAAGTTATGAGCCTTTATGAGCCAAGTTATGAGCCTTTATGAGCCAAGTTATGAGCCTTCTGCTGACGAGTTACAAAATTATAGTATCACAGAATGATTGTCTTGTCCTTGATTCTCGTTTGATTGCTGGTGAGTTGGGGATTGAACACTGCGCCTTGCGTCAAACCATAGAAAAATACATTAACGAGATTCAAGAGTTTGGAGTTGTCGCATTTCAAATGTCGAAACCGCTAGAAGGCTCTAGCGGCGGTCGTCCTGAGCGTTACTGCTACCTGAATGAAGAGCAAGCAACTTTAGTGCCGGTCTGTGAACTGGCACTTTTTGTGTTAGCTATCCCGACAACACCCTTGATTAGTTATCGGGTAAACTTCTAATCAATTCCCGGATTACCTCGGTTATTGACCGCTTTTGGGCTTTACAGTAGTTTTTTAGCTTTTTCTCTTCTGATTCTGATGTACGGACGTTAAGAGGATAATAATTTTTACTTGACATTTCTAGTAGGCTTATGGTAGATTTAAGTTAGTCAAATATAGTTTAGCACCTTTTTCTACTATAAGTTATGTTTAATCCCCGATCTGATTATGTTAAATTTACCGCTTGGACTAGCTTAGATAGTCGCAATATATTGCAAGAAAGATTACTTACAAAAGAGATTTTGATCGCAATTACTTCTGAATTAGCCAAAAAATCTGGTAAATTTGACGATACTAGCTATTGTTCTGTTTTAGTTGCCCCAGAGATTTTTGAAAAATTTATCATCACTGAAACAGGATTAAATTATACGGTTCAGATTGTTGACGTACTAAGACTATTATACTGTTGGGAAGAGCTAGGTTTTCCCCTTCATATTGATACTACTGGCTTTGACTTTTATAAAGGTTGGGCTATATTTGAGGCGGAAACTGGTATCCCATTACTTGACATTAAAAATCTTTAGACTTCTTACTTGACATTTCTAGTAGGGTTATGGTAAATTTAAATAAGAATAAAGGAAGGTCGATCCATAAAAGCCATGCTAGTCAAGAAAACTATTGCGGACATAAAACTTAACCTTAATGCCACTCAGCGAGCCTATATTGATCGCTGGATGGACGAGCTTAAAGCTGTCTGGAATTTTGGACTAGAGCTACTGATGGAATATCAGCTTAATAAGTATTACGACGAGCTTGAGAAAATAACAGGAAAACCAGTTAAACGGGTTAAACGTCGTTTAGCTAAAAAACCTCAATTTATTGACTCCCTGAAAAACGAAAAAGGTAAATCCCTTCCTAATCCCCTTTACACCCCCAAATATTTAACTGGCAAGCAAAAAGTTAAAATACAGATAGCTAGAGAAAAAAGACAAAAAGCAGGTCACTCTTATTCTGTTCATATTCCTATTCAACGGCGGTTAAAATCTGATAATTATTTTGGGTTATGTGGCTGTATTACAAAAGAAAAATGTCCAGAACTATGCAAGGACATCCCTATGGCTTTTGTCCAAGGGGTTTTAAAAAAGCTTGCTGATTCCTGGAAAGCTTACACCAAACTCGATAAAAAGAATTTAGACAGAAAACTTCCTAGATTTAAAAGAAAAGAAGATAAAATTAAATCTCTTTATTCTGAGATCAGCAATTGCGCTGTTAGAAAAGGGGATAAAATATCTATAGGTAGCTGTGGTAAAACATTAGGCGATTTAAAGATTATCAACAATACTTTAGACATTCGGTGGGGTGACAGAAAAGCCTCTACCGTATCAATTATCAAATACCCATCGGGATATTATCTAAGTCTATTTGGTGAATTTGAAGTAGATGATCTACCTGATTCCGATAAAGCAATCGGTATTGACGTAGGACTAGAATATATAATTAGTACCAGCGACGGCCAACAAATTGACCCGCCCAAATACTATAGAAAACAGCAAAAAAGACTAGCAAAACTGCAAAGAAAAACCGCTAGACAGTATAAAGCAGGGGAAAATAAAGACGGCAAAAATCTCGCTAAAACTCGTGCTAAAGTTGCCAAAACTCACGAAAAAATAGCAAGACAACGCAAAGGATTTAATCATGCCCTAAGTACCGATATTGCTAGAAATCATGGCGCTGTAGCCGTAGAAGACCTCAACTTAAAGAATTTAATGCGACGACCTAAACCGAAAAAAAGAGAAGACGGTAAAGGCTACGAACGCAATAACGCGAAAGCCAAAGGGGGATTAAATAAATCCTTTGCTGATGCTAGTTTAGGACAATTAACTGGTTTTCTTGAAACGAAAATGAAAACTCCCAACCGAGAGTTTATCAAAGTTCAACCAGCCTATACTAGCCAAGATTGTCCTCGCTGTGGCAATCGTGTTAAAAAAAGTTTATCAACCCGCACCCATAAATGTTTAGAGTGTGGATGTACTTTACCCAGAGATGTGGCCGCCGCAATCAACATCTTAGGGAAAGCAGACTTCGTAAGAAGCTACCCGGCTTGTACCGGGGAAGTTAAGCCTCTGAAGGATTTCGATAAGGAATCAGCGCAGGAGGAATTACTTAGCAAGTCCAGCCGATTGTTACTCGGCGAAGAAACCCTCGAAACCTTACTGGTTTTGACCTCCGAGCCAGTGACACCCAAGAAAAAAACAAGGAAAAGGTCGATCCACTCGCAACCCGCGCAAACAGTCAACGCAGGCTATACGCAGCTTACACTCTGGGAGACTGGGTAACAATCGGCTTGACTTGTTAAGTAGATTGCAAGTTGCCAATTCAGATAGGGCGATAGGTCGTTGCCACGTAACAATCGGCTTGACTTGTTAAGTAGATTGCAAGTGTACCGCTCCCTAGCTTAGGAAGCTTCGGGGGCGGTAACAATCGGCTTGACTTGTTAAGTAGATTGCAAGTCTTGATCCTGAAAATGGCTACGATTACAGCCATAGTAACAATCGGCTTGACTTGTTAAGTAGATTGCAAGTCCCACTGAGAAGTGATTCAATGTCAATCGATTTCATAGTAACAATCGGCTTGACTTGTTAAGTAGATTGCAAGATCAAACAAAATCACTAGCCTAGAGCATCGACTAAAGTAACAATCGGCTTGACTTGTTAAGTAGATTGCAAGGTCCCGGCCTCCCTGTTTGTAACAATCGGCTTGACTTGTTAAGTAGATTGCAAGTTGGCCACAATTGCTATATGAATCCTTTATAGTAACAATCGGCTTGACTTGTTAAGTAGATTGCAAGGACGAGTGTGAGCAGGTTTTTTGGCATTTACTTAATAGTAACAATCGGCTTGACTTGTTAAGTAGATTGCAAGTATTAAGATAAACCTACACATAAAAAGAAGGCACTATGATCATGGAAAAATACACTTTGACTAAAATAGAACAAGATGGGAGTGCCAAAACTTTCATCTATCAACCAAGTGACACAGAACCCACTAAAAAAGAACTTAAGGATAAATTAGTAGAAATCTTAATGAAAATCAAAACACTGACATCGGAAAAAGTAAATCTAATTTATTTTTTTATCAAAGTTATAGACAAATAACTTTAATTGTAGTAAAGTAATATAGTAATAACCTTAAAATCTGTTGAAGTCCAAAAATGAAAATAAAACCGATAGCCTTAATCTTGAATTTGTTTTTAATTTTTGTGTGGGGATTTATGTTAATCACCAAAGGGTTGTTTTACACTTTGTCTTTTGGTTTTTATATTTATGTTTGTAACAAACTTTATAAACCTATCGACAGCTATTTACCTATTATTTGGACTACCCTTAGAGAAAATGTTCCTTTTGGATGGTATAATTTTTTTGAGAATTTTCGTCTTTGGCGAAAATTAATAGCTGAAAAAAATATAAAATTGATAAATTTTTGGAAAGATTCCTTTTGGTGTAATCTTAATTTTTACAGAGAATAAATCTAATATAGTTAATCTGCAACAAATTATTAAACTTTCCTAATATCTTGATAGCAATCAATATGCCCTTTATGTTTCCATTTAATTCTTGTCATTCTTACTCTATTCAAGATAGTGAGTCAGTAAAACCTGTTGAAAACTATCCTCAACAGCATCAAGGACTTTTCAGTGATATTAATAAAAACCGTCAAACTCAAAAAGGATTAGAAGATTATTTAGAAACCTTTCTAAATATTTGGAATCGAGAATTAGAGCCTGATGGTGAATTTAGTTGGCAGATTATTCGTTTTCAGTTTAAAGAAACAAAAAGTTTTATGTTAGCTGTTGTTTTCTCCACACAAGAGTATGGAGAAACCCCTCAACCCGTTTCTGAATTAGAACAAAAGCAAAAATTAGAAGCTATTAATCAACTAATAAAACAGAAAAATGATTTAGTTTGTTTAGTTTCTAATACAGAAATTATCATTATCAAGCGCAATGAACAAAGACTCTGGACTTGTAGCATGGCGCGTAAAGACGCAAGAGAAGCAATGCTTCAACTTCTTAATTTGCAAGAATCTCAAAAGAATCAAGAAAATCAAAAACCAATATGATTGACAAGCATTAAGAATTATAGTAAGATAAATTTAAACAAGGATTGGTGGCCGAGTAGTCGAAGGCGACAGACTGTAAATCTGTAGATTTAATTCCACGCTGGTGCAAATCCAGCCCAACCCACTTAAAATCAAACATATTGACAAAATCAAAGACTTGACCTATGATAAAAAGTTACAGCGATTACAGTCACACTATGTTTGATACAAATAAATACTTAGAATTATTAAAACAATACCCTCCTCGTCCTATTTACGACAAGGAAAAGCTAGAAAACACAGAAAAAGTTATCAGTTCTTTTTTAGATAAAATCATATTAGATAAAATTCAATTGACAATAGAAGAAAGGGAGTATTTAAATGTTTTAGGAACTTTGATTTATGAGTATGAGGAAAATCAAGAGCCAATACCTGATATTTATGGAGTTGAGCTATTGAAATTTTTGTTAGAACTAAAGAACTTGCAAAAGCAAGACTTATTATCTATTTTTGAGGATCAATCAATCCTAGATGATATTTTTAATAGGCAGCGAGAGATAACAGATATTCACGTTCAAAAATTAGCCGATTTTTTTAATATCTCTCCTACTTTATTTTTTCCTAAATAGGTCAAGGGTTGATGGCCGAGCGGTTAAGGCAACGAACTCATAATTCGTCTTAGGTAGGTTCGATTCCTACTCAACCTATTAGAATAGAGAAAATACTATCTTTTAAAAAGCCGTGGCTAATTTTCTCATTCCCGTAGCGATAGGAATCGGAGCTAACCTATTGTTATCTCTATTTGCTCCTAAACCCCCTACCCAACAAAAAGGAAAAATTGAGGATACTGGTGTTCCCGATGCTGAATACGGCAGAAGCCTATCCTATCCTTTTGGAAGGGTGAGGAAAGAAGGGCTAACTATGATGTGGGGGATTCCTCTTAAGGAAGTCGTCACATCGGAAAGGCAAGGCGGAAAAGGTGGTGGTGGTGGGCAAACTACCGAAGTTTACACTTATTTTCTGACAGCCGCTTATCCAATTGCTAGAAAAATTGGCTCTGTTAGGCGAGTTTGGATGAATAGCGTCCTTGTTTACAACTCTGAAACCAATGACGAAAAAAGCCTAAAATTTATTGAACACACAACTATTTATACTGGCAATCAAACTACACCATCGTCAGTAATTCAGTCAAAAGAATCTAATCCAGTACCTGCTTTTACTGGAATGTCTTTTTTAGTTTTTAATAATTATCCGATTGCTAATTATGACGGCACTGGATTTCCTACTATTGATATTGAAGTGATTGGAGAAAGTGGAAACAATCCAAAAATAAAAGATATTTTGAAAACTATTTGTAAATTAGCTAGTAGAACAGACGATCAAATTGACGTAACTGACATTCCTGATGATTACCGAATTCAAGGATTTGATTTATTGTTTGATGGGACATCTTTTGCTGATCAGTTAGAAGAACTTATGAGAGCTTTTTTTATTGTGGCAAGGGAGCCAAAAGATAAAATCATTTTTAAAAGACAAGAACAATCATCCGATCCTATTTTTATCCCTAAAAGCTCTTTTGGGTCTAAAAAATTTGGAGAAAATCCTATTGACATTAATGAAAAAAAACTGACTCATTTTAGAGAAACCCCTAGTGCCGTTACAGTATCTGGACTAAATGTTTTAAAAAATTATGAAACTATTACCGTAGTAGCTAAAGACCCATCAGATACTCACACAAACGAGCTTAGTTTTCAAACTAAGCTAATAGATATAGATATGTTTTTTATGAATACCGCCTCAAGAATTCTTTTTTTAGGGAAAACGCAATCAAAAACTTTCTCAAAAATGTTTTTATTACCAGCATGGGAAAATTTAAAGGTTGGGGATATAATTTTTACTAATGATAATAACAATTATCATCAAGAATTGATGCAAATTACAAAGAAAGTAAGAGGAGTAAATTATTTAATTGAAATTGAAGCTACTCGATTTCAAGGAGTAGGATATTTACCAGATATTCCTATAGATAACGAATTTCCGCCAGACGATAACTTTCCTCGTCCCTACGGACGCGCTAACGCTATTCCTATTGAATGCCCAATAATTAATAGCCAAGATACAGACATAGGAATTTATGTGGCAATTGAAGGTAACTCTAGTTTTACCAAAGGAGCCTTATTTTATTCCGATGACAACGGCTTAAGTTATGATTTTGCTGTTGGCAATGTTGTCAACAGCGTAACTGGTACTGTATTAAGCTTCTCCCCAAATTTTAACAACGCTTCTCCTAGCTTTATTGACGATTTAAATTGGATACGAGTAAGCATGAATTCAGGGGAATTAGAGCCAGTTACTCTTGAAACATTTCTATCAGGCAAACAATTAGGTTGGTTTTCTACCGGAGAAATTATAGCGTTTAAAAATGCTGCTATTGTGTCCAACGATCCCTTAACCTTTGATATTTCATATACAATTCGTGGAGTCAAAGGAACTGAACCGGCTATCTCTAGGCATATAATAGGAGAAAAATTTGTGTTACTAACTAATTATTTAGTTCGATTCCCCTTAAATCTTTCTGATATTAATCGAGAATATTTATTAAAAGTAGTTCCTAATGGATTGCTTGAAACTGATATAGAAGACGAGACTGCTCACACAATTACTTTAGAAGGATTGAAGCCTTTCCCTTGTGCTGTAAGAGGGGAAAAAGATAATAACGATTTAATTATTACTTGGTATCGACGGACGCGGTTAAATGGTCGTTGGATCGACTATATCGACATTGCTTACGCAGCAGGAGAATTGGACAGCTATGTAGTCAGAATTTACGATGGAAACACAATAAAACGAGAATGGCCGGTATCGTCAGCCCGAAGCGTCGTTTACACAGAGGCACAACAAATAGCCGATTGGGGGTCAGTCCAATCAGCTTACACAGTACGGGTTTTTCAAAATTCAAGTTATCCAGTACCTTTTAAAGAATCACTAGCAACGATCATCTAAGCAGATAGCAGTATTTAATTTAAATATGCTAAGTATATCTACTGTTCTTTTGTAATTCGATTGTTAATAACCTTATTAACAATCGAAACCTTTACCTTGACTAGGTTTCAAGGTTTGTTGATACCGTTGATGCTTTATGGAGAAAAAAAAGAAAAGAAGATATAATAAATTGAAATCGGATATTTAAGGGATAAAACGATGCTTAGAAGAGTACAACAATTTTTAGACTCTGGCGATAGTGATAAAGCTAGAGAAGAAATTGATAGAGCTTTCGGCAATCTGAGAAAGGTAGATAGTCATGTTAGAGAGTTTGCCGC